TAGTTGTGACATAAAAATCATCCCAATCTACTGATGCATAGTCTGTAGTGATACTAGAACTACCAGACTTTAAAGTATACCATCTTTGTCCAGCAACTGAAGCGACTGTTACATTCCCATAAAAAGGGTCTGTGCCTCCACTAGCTCCTGCTGAGAAAAAAGGTAGCTGTGGTTCTTCGTTAGCTATGTCAAATATAGATTTATTTACTGCATCTTTTACAAACTGTTGTAATCCTACAGCATTTGTAAAGTTTGCAGACGTAAGAGGAATCTCATTGAGTTCTCTTAATACTTCATTTGTTAAATCTAAATATGTTGTAGCCATTTATATTCCTCTAGCAGGGTTTAGCTTTAGGCATAGCTTCTGCTTTGCCACCATGTCCATAAGGCATTCTCATGGATTTTTTAGCACTACCACCACCATACTTTTTCTTTCTGGCTTTGGCTGCTTCTTTTTTTCCTTGTTCTGTGTATGGGTATTTTTTTCCATTTACCATTGGCATATTTATCTCCTTTAAAAAAGTGGAGAGGTCCGTTAAGACCCCTCCGAGTTGGTATTAGTCAATACCGTAGAATGCACTTACTAGAGCTTCATCTCTAAGTACTTTCGCACCATAGACATGTAAGCCTCTAACTATGTCACCAAACGATGTTGGGTCTCTTAACACTTCTGTTGAGAGGATAGTATTAGCAGTTGCAGTAGATGACATATGACCAGCCATACATTTACCAGCAGCATTAGTTGTTGCAGCAATGTTGTTTGACTTGTACATATCAAATCCACGTAGTTTTCCACTTGAAACTAAACCATTTCTAATAGAACCTTGTCCACCATTAAAGTCGACAGAAAGTAATTTAGAAGATGATTGACCTAAAACCTCATAGAAGTCAGGACTTGCAACAAACCAACGACCTTCTTCAGGTACGTTCTGTTCGTCTAATAGTCTTGACATTCTAGCCATAAGGTCTAGAGGGTCTGTTTCACCAGATGGTCCGATATCAGCAGCACCAGAGCCATCAAAGACTCCTACTCCTAAATCAGTTGCACTATCAGCACCTAAAATGTGATTAGGTGATGAAGCTGAACATCCAGCAAACATAGTAGCTAACACAGCAGCATCATATGAATCTTTCAATGCATATGCAGCAGAGCTGGAAGCAATCTCTTTAAAGTTGACATGTGACATATTAGTTTCAATATCATCTACGATGAATTTGAAAGCTTTAGCACTATCAACAACCAAAGAAATTTCTTGGTCTGTTAGTCTAGTTTCAGTTGTGTCGCTATTTCTTGTGTAATCTGACACAGAAATAACTGGTTCTTTGATAATCTTTACAGAGTCTCCGAAAGAGGATATTTCACCGGCATAGTCGGTGTTTGTAATAGCTTCAATTACCGAGGCTTTTCTAAAGAAGTTTAAAACCTTTTTAGAGTAAACCGAAGGTAAAAAGAAACTATTAGTTTGTCCACTTACGGAGTTTGCAAAGTTAGCATCGGTATCTGTTGAGGGTTCAAAAAATTGAGCCATGATACTTTCTCCTTGTAGTTATTATAGTTTATTTAACGATTCTGCCTTCTTGCATTGCATCTGATATTTCCTTTTCGTATTTATCAAATTCTGCAACACTCATGGCAGCAATCTCCTTTTCTGACCATACTTTCTCTTGCATTGGTTCTATACTAGTTGTTTTAGTAGAAACCATATCTGCAGCAGATTGTCTAGTCGGTTTAGAATCTGACTTAGTCGTTTCAGTAACATCCATACCTATATCACGTTTAAATAAATCTAAAGCACGTGAAGCTAAATCGGCATCATCATCATTATCATATACCCAAGCTTGGATAGATTCATGTTGTTCTTTTGCCCATTCATGGAAATCATCACTATTTCTGATATCACCAAAATCAGGATGTTTGTCCATTAACCTTTTTTCTGCATCTTGTCTAACTAATTGTAGTTCTCTTTCTTGGAGTTTACTAAGGCGTTCTTCTAGAACTTTTGCTTTAGATTCGCTTTGTAGATGTGCTACAGTTTCGACAACTTCATAAACATCAGGATATTCATTTTTAAACTTTTCTAGTTCTTCTTCAGTTTTTGGAGCTTTATAATCAGGTTGTTTAACTTGACTTAGTAACTCTTCTTCTCTGCTTTTAAACTCGTTAAGTTTAGAATCATCATGTTTTTTTAAATCATCATAGCGTTTTTTGTAATCTGGTTTCTTATAAGGGCTTACCTTTTTAGATTCCAGTTCTTCTCTATTTACACTTCCTTCTTCATTGATTTCGGTTACGTCATCGCTGGTAAAAAGTTTATTTTGAGGTTCTTCAAAAAACAATCCTTCAGATGATTTAAAAGGTTTATCTTCATAGTGCCATTCCTTTTTTGCATTATAGGGATTTGGCGTTTTTTCTTTTTCGACTTGCGTAGTCATTTTCTTTTCTCCTAATTGGGGCTTTTGTTCACAAGGTAGCTCTATGTCGACTAGAGGGCTTGTATTGTAAAGGTAGCCTTTCGGTTTTTAATAATAGAGTGCCTATAAATAGGGTGGCTCTATCGCTTTTAGCTTCTGACGTATCTTGATTGTGTAGATGGGTCCATCATACGTTTTTTAATTTCATCGCCTACTAAGTCATCTTCTTCAGGAACAAAGCCCCTGTCAAGTACAACTGTTTTGCTTTGAACATTTTTGTTGATTTCTTCTTCTCCACTATCGGCAATTCCACCAGTAGCCATTCCTTGTCTTTGGTCTGCATTAGATTCAGCTTCCATCATTATAGCTTCTAAATTATCAGCTCCGATTTCTTCTACAGCTTTTGCAGTAAAGACAAATTCTCCATCCGATAACCTTGCAGGTATCGAATCTGAGACTCCTGTGCCCGGTCCTTCAACAGGACCTTCTCCAGAAAATTCTGAAGCAACGTCAATTACTTTGTCAAATATGACACTTAGTTTATCGTTGCTTTCTAATTGTTCGTTTAAAAATTGTATTTCTTTTTCGTCTAATGCTTCTTTCATTAAGAAGTCTACATAGTCGTCTTCCATTTCTGAATCACTAGACATTGATTGTTCGTATTCGTTGTGTGTTGCTCCGGGCATTACAGTACCATCTGGCATAGTATGTGTAGGCATATCATCAGATAAAAGTGAACCACCTTCTTCTTTATTGGTTCTGTACATACCACCCATATATTTAGGCTCTCTATCTTTGACAGCTTCTTTCATAGGCTCAGTTTTATTTCCGTCTTTATCTAAATCTAAGTAATCTGGTTTTAACATTTTATTCCTCTTCTTTCCTGCTAATTGCTTCTTTAACCTGCTGCTCCAACGTCTCTAAGCGTACCAGAGAATTCACTCTCCCCTGAGACCGGCACATTTCCTGTTCCGATGTTGCCACCACCAGTACCTGTAACTCCGAGTTCTTGAGGTTGCTGAGGTGCTCCTTGAACGCCTCCCATTGTGGGCTGTTGACCAGAGGGTTGAGCCTCTTCGCTAATTGTTTGTCCAGCATTTTGCATTCCTATTATTTGTGCCATGATAGCTGCTTCTTCAGGGTCATTGAGTATTTCATCAGGGTCTAAATCTAAGCTATAAGCAAGTTCACTTATTAGTTTAGAAATCTTAACAAAAGGAGCAACAGCAGGATTTTGTGCAGTTTGTAAGAACATAGTAAGCCTTTGGCTTCGTACTTCTTTTTGCATCAGGCTATTTGTTCCAGTAGCTTTGACTTCTAAGTCACCTTTAACATCCAACTCATCTTCTAAGAATTGCATGTTCCATTGGAAATAAGATTCACCCAATGGTTTTAATAAAAAGTCGTCAAGATTTTTAACAACTGTTTTAACATTTAAACTTGCTGCTCCTAAAAGCATTGACATACCAGAAGCAGTTCTTGTCATACTCTGTACGCCTGTTTGCCCATGAGAGTAACTAGGTATTCCTGTTTGCTCATCTGCAAGTTGTCTAAACTTATCAAACATCATCATGTTTTCTGGTGCTGTGTTTGGAAACTTTAAACCATGTATGGCTTGTCCGGGCATTCCTGCTTGTCTACGGAATATTTTTCCGGGATATATTTCCATTGATTGTCCACCAACTAAAGCAGACTCATCTACATCAAACACTAAAGACCCAGCCATTGCTAAGTTATCTACAGCCATTCTTGCATGACCATTCATAATCTGTTGACTGTCATCCATGTTCTCTGCTACACCAATACCAAAAAAGTTATATGGATTTCTTTCGTATGGAAAAGCATGATAAGGTATTCTATAAGGTGTAAATGGATTAACAACTGCTCTTAAAAGATAGTGTCCACATGTCCATACATTAACTTGTACTTCATCTAAATCATCTACAGACTTAGGAAGTTTGATACCTACTTCTCTTGCATACTCAGCATCCATAATGCCCCAGTATTCAAGAACTTCAAAGCTAGTACCTACTTCTTCATCAGCCCTTGCATCATCCTTTAACTGACTTTCAAAATCTTTTTCAACATAGTTAGCACCCATTTGAATTGCATTTCGTATTGCATCTTCATCAAAGTAAGGCATGTTACGTAGTTGTCTAAGTTGACTACGATTCATTTTGTGACGATGAACTATGTATTCACACTCTTCAATATTAGTAGCTGCAGGGTCTGGATAAAAATCCCAACAACTTACAAATTCTACTCTAGGTACTCTAACTTCAAGTGGATTATATTCTCTTTCACCTTCTTCATTCATACCCCATTTATTTAATTTCTTATTAAAATTAAATGGACCTTTTATGATTCCAGTACCTAATAAAGCTGATT